TTCGCATATCAAACACAGGTTTTAATGCTTTAAGTGTTGGGTTATAATTCATACCCTTACCATTAACTCCTTTACTAACTCCTAACCTACAATTCATTTTTCTTAACTCACCATTCTTTTTTAAAAATGTTGCCGTAAAGATTTTACCTTTTGATTTGTTGATTAATTCTGTTGCCACTACTTTTGAAATTCTCATAACTTATTTGTTTTAATGTTTAACGATATGTAAATATACAAAAGATATCTCATACTACCAAATATAATATAAGATATCTTTAATTTATTTTTAAACTAATTCACTTTCTAATTTACTAACATCGATTAAGAAATCGTTATTTTCAATGTTATCTTTGTTTTGTCCTTTAGTACCTTTACCTGTAACTAACTTGTATTTAAGACCCACAATAACATTGTCCTCATCCATAAAACGTAAATCTGTTTCGTCACCATTAATAACCTTATAACCTTTATATTCACTTGGAAAGTCATTAACATTCTTAACACCAAATACAATTGCTACATTACCACCTTTAGAAAGTATATCCATGCATACCTTATCGTTATCCTCCCTT